CATACATTGACGAAGATTTACTCGAACCGTACAGACTGGTAGTCTCGAAGAGACAAATGTTTGCATCATATTTCTTGTTGAGTTCACGTCGGACTTGATGCGAACAACAGATACCGGCAAGTAACTTACCTGCCAGATAGTTGTAACCCACGGGTTGCACGGGTACGATATTGAACCCCATGATGGCAGACTGATTGAATCTTTTCATAACATCCGGATTCATGGTGTCGAGAGGGCCACCCAACCACTCATTACGAGGGCGAGAGTTGATTGTCGGAGAACCGAAACGAATCATACCAAAGACTTTACCCGTGTTCTTCTCTTTGACCATGTAGAGAAGTTGTTTGCCTGGGATTGACGATTCGACTGGGGCAGATGTCGTGATCTCCATGTAGGTCATGAATAATTTTTGACTGCACTCAAAGATGGAGAACTCCATGTCTGAAGGATGCATATCAAAGTCATCAAATATATCAGTCTCAGGCCCCATGCCTGGAAGTGATGCGGGGAATGTGGCCATGCGTTCCATCTTGACAGAACGTTGGTAGTCATCGATACGTTCAAAACTTCCAAAGAAATCTTGGAAGATATTGGCCGCATAAAGTGCATCAGCATGATTTAAGATCATGAAAAGAAATCCTCTAATGTTGCACGGGGTTCAGAACTCCACCCGACCGCATCTAGGATGGGAGTCAGTGGATCTAGGAATGCCTTAGCGAACTGTTTATCATAGTCAATCAGATTATGTAGGTGAAACTCTTCGGGCAGAACCATCGGGAACGACACCACATTTTCACGAAGGCGATTGGGAACTTTCAAATAGACGAACTTAATCTTTTCGCCGTCCTGTATGGTTTCATAACGTTGTGTCAGTCCGTCCTTCTCAAGAAAGTGGTTGTACAAAAGAGAACCCCGTACGTGAATCGGTGTTGCCTTTTTGTAGATCTCTTTTCGATCACGGAACTTGTTCAGGTCAGAGATACCACGAGGGAAAGCAATCGATTCTGGAGGCAAGTTACGGAACTCACGTTTGAAATCTGCAATAAACTTCTGTGTGTCCGACTCGGTACCCTCAACAATAACTCGAAAGATCTCCTTGAATTTATCACGAACCACTTGTGGGGTTGATGACTTGACTGCTTCGATACCCATGAGTTTCAACTTGGGTTCTGCGTACTGGACACCTTCGTTGTTATGCACGTTGAGAATGTATCGTTTCTTTGCAGTCCAGATTCCACGAGAGGCGACAGCTTCTCGTTTCATCACCATGCGATCTTCGTAAGCGTTAGTTTCTTGTGCGAGTTGTGCATAACCTTTTGCAAGAACTTTCTCGAAGTGGTTTTCACAAATCTTGTCAAGAAATGCTACAGGGTCTTTGGGTTTAAAATGGTCGACTAGTGGCGCCATGTTGATGTAGACTGAGTCGGTATCAATGGCAATCACATAGTCGACGTTATCGGTCTTGAGCAATTCATTCATTTCGTTGTTGACCGTTGTTTCTGCACAACGGATTGCTCTTTGACCAGACATGGTTACACCCTCGGCGATACGATGATCAAAGTATCGAAACCATTTGTTTGCGAGTGCACCATAGAGAGAGTTCATAAGAATCTTGATACCAGTCTGTTGGTTGTCGAGATTTGCAATCTCGTTTTCCAACTCACGGCTGGGGGACTTCTCATACTCACTTTTCTTTTCCAACATCCGTTTCTTAATACCGACACGATTGTTGTAGAACTTACGAATCACTTGGGGGAAAATACCCTCAAAGTCTTTTCGATACTCAACACCATTAGCAGACTTGGCACCATGACCAATGTCCAACATGGTTTCGGGAGACATGTTGTATTGCACAATGATGTTCGGATACAGGGAGTTTAAATCGAACGAAACCACCCAATCATGTGAACCCACTACTGGATCTTTTACGTATCCACCCACGATCTTGCCCGCATCTTCCGGAGGCGACTCCTTGGGCGGAATAATAATTTTCTGTTTCAACAATTCGTTGTAAATAATTGTGTCCCAGATAGCGGTGGTTCCTAGTGCGTCTCCATAGTTGGTCTTCGCACCATATGACATAGTCAACACCAGAGAGATGATACCGATCTTCTCTTCGAGTCGTTCGACAAGGGCCACGTCTTTGATGTTGTAGTCGATGAACTTCTGATAGTCTTCACGATACAATGAGTTGAGACTACCATACTCTTCATACGAGATCTTGCGTTCACCCAACACCACGTGTGCGATGTTGTCCAATTTGTAGGATTCTTGTTGACCATATGTGTTTAAGGTAAACTTCTTGAACAGATCAAGATAGTCAAGTTGACTAAGTCCGTCAATTTCGTATGTGATCTGCATACGTCCACCAAGTGTAGGTACCTCACGAGGATTGACTGCTTTCCACGGAGAAAGACGTTTGTAACTTTCGCTACCGATTAGATTTTTTACACGATTGACAATGTACGGAATATCAAAGAACCTTGAGTTCCAACCAGTGACGATGTCCGGTGAGTTACCTTCCCACCATCCAAGGAACGAGTTCATCAAACTGATTTCATCGGTACACTTGAAGTACTTGGTGTTCTCATCAGCATTGTAGTCTTGAGTACCCCAAACATAATAGATCGGAGATAGACTAGACTTACATGTGATAGCCGTGATCGGGTGTTCCGCATCTTCTGGTTTGGGAAACCCCTTGTCAGATGCCACCTCAATATCGATGTACATAATATTGATCAGATCGATATCGAACCGAATGTCGTCCCACGGAAACTTCTGTGAGATGAACTGACTCACATAGTTTGTGTTTCCAAAGACCTTGAAGTTTGGTACGTTCTTGTATCGATGCACAAAGTCCGCTGCATCTCTCATGGTGTCAAACTGCATTTCTGTGCAGTCATCACCAAACAAAGTTTTGAATTGTCCTTTACGTGCACCACCAGTAGTGTATAGTACCGGCTTGAAAGGAATGCGTTCAGAGATTCTTTCTCCGTTCTCAATGCCTCGATAAAGGATCTCGTTTCGGTGTCGGGATACGTGCGTATAAAATTTCATGATGTAATTATACGACAATCAGGGGTCAATGTCAAGCGTTATCCAATGCATGTCGGGATGTTTGTGTTCGTCATAACGAGAGTGTTTTTCTTTTCCGTATTTGACTTTATCATTACACGTACCACCAAATCGTTTGTCACAAACTTGTGTGATAGGAGACTCAATAACCTTTTCAGGATGTTTGTGTGCGTTAGTAATGTTATTAGACAATCCGGTTTTGTTGATCCACAAATCTTTTTTTCTTCGGTTTGCTGGCCAGTAAAAATTGTTTGTTTTAAATTTTACTTGTTTAGAAAACATATCTCCAGCGTCATGAAATATTCCCATTGGGCCTTTACGTGGTCTTTCTAATATCATGTCTACATAAATCTTGGCAACTTCAGGCCACATAGTGTAAAACTCATTGGACATTCCCAACTGAGCAACTGGCATTTGTTCATACTTCGACATGAGCATACGAAAGTTTTCTTCGTTTCTTAAGTAAGCATCATGTTCCATATGAAAAAATCTTTCTCCGTTTTTCATACGAATAATTTGTTTGTAGTGTGTATGCAGTGCAGCCAACTCCATAGGAGAACTGTGATCTTGATTTGGTATATCTTTTAACTCATCTAACAAAGTGTCTGGTCGGACACACTGCACCAATTCTATTTCAAATATGTCCTTGACAGATTCAAACGACTTGACAGCAACTTCACAATATGCCATGGCGAGAGAGTTATCAAAGTCAACACTCATAACACCTTTAATCATATCGGTTGAAATACTTTGCCGGATCGGGTGAATTTTTAGAGATGATATTGAATGCAAGTCTTAACTTTGCATTCATTTTAAATCGTTCGTAATTCTGTTTTCTTTTGCGGCAAAAAACTTCTACATGAGGCAGATTCCCCAAAACAAAAACAGACAGTTCACTGCCTTTAATTTTAAACATGTTCCATTTGATTGACTGACTGTCCAACCATACACGGAAACAATCAATTGCGCCGTAAACCAAAGTCGTGTCATGAAATATAATTACACAGTCGTCTTTCATGTGAGGCATAACATTTAGTGCATCACGAAATGCAGCCTCATTAGTATGTTCCGCATCGATAAATGCTATAA